GCCCGGACGGCAACCTGCTGTTGACCGGCAAGACCCAGGACACCGTCAAGCACAACATCATCGACCCGCTCATCGAGCTGTTCGGCGACGAGGTCTGCCACTTCAAGCAGGGCGCGCGGGAGCTGCTCATCCGGGGGCGCGGTCGCGAGCGGCGCATCTACGTCGTCGGCGCCAACGACGAGCGCTCCGAGCAGAAGATCCGCGGCGTGACCCTGGCCGGTGCCTACGTCGATGAGGCTTCCACCGTGCCGGAGTCGTTCTGGACGATGCTGCTCAGCCGCCTCTCGGTCGAGGGCGCGCGGCTGATCGCCACCACCAACCCCGACAGCCCGATGCACTGGCTCAAGCGTCGCTATCTCGACCGCGCCGAAGAGCTGGACATCGCCCGCTTCGCCTTCCGCCTCGATGACAACCCCTACCTGCCGGCGAGCTACCTCGAAGCGCTCAAGCGTGAGTACACCGGCCTCTGGCATCGACGCTTCGTCCTCGGTGAGTGGGTCGCCGCCGAGGGCGCCGTCTACGACATGCTCGACCTCGACGCCCACGTGGCCGACGAGCTGCCGCGCATCGAGGACTGGTGGCTGTTCGTCGACTACGGCACCGCCAACCCGTTCCACGCCCTGCTGGCCGGCATCGGCGCCGATGAGCGCCTCTACGTGGCCCGCGAGTGGCGCTGGGACTCGCGCGAGCGCCACCGCCAGCTCACCGACGCCGAGTACTCCCAGCGTCTGCGTGACTGGATCTCCGGCGGCGCCGACGGCGCCCACACCCTCAACGGCAAGCCGGCGCCGGTGCCGCTGCGGATGCTGATCTGCGATCCCTCGGCGGCATCGTTCTATGCGCAGCTGCGCCGCGATGACTGGGTGCGGCCCAAGGATGCCGAGAACGACGTCCTGGACGGCATCCGCTACACCGCCAGCCTGCTGGCCGGAGACCGGCTGCGCATCCACCGCTCCTGCGAGCATTTGCTGCGCGAGATCTCCGGCTACGTCTGGGATCCCAAGGCACAGGACCGCGGCGCCGATGCGCCGCTCAAGGTCGATGACCACGGCGCTGATGCCCTGCGCTACGGCTGCTTTACCACCCGCCGGCACACGCGTCGCTGGATCGCTTCTGCTCTCAAGGAGGCCGCATGAGCCTGCCCACCGACCCCAACATGGCCTGGCCGCCGGCCGGAGCACAGCCGCTCGACATCGCGACCTGGCGCGCCTGGTACTCCGGCAACCCGGCGCAGCTGCAGGCCAACGCGGCGCCGCCGGCCAACCGGGTGGCGCGCGCCTTCTTCTGGCGGCGCAGCCGCGAGAGCCTCGGCGCGGCGCGCCCCAAGCCGATCCACGTGCCGCTGGCGGCCGAGATCGCTCAGTCAAGCGCCGATCTGCTCTTCGGCGATCCGCCTGACCTGCGCATCACCGACAACGAGAAGGCCTCCGAGCGCCTCGATGAGATCGCGCAGGCAAGTGGCCTCGGCAACACGCTGCTGGAGGCCGCCGAGCTGTGCGCGGCGCTCTCTGGCGTCTATCTGCGCGTCTCCTGGGATACCGAGATCGCCGGCCATCCCTTCCTGACGGCGGTCAACGCCGACCACGCTGCGCCGGAGTTTGCCTACGGCTGGCTCTCGGCGGTGACCTTCTGGCGGGAGCTGCCGGCCAAGGATAAGGGCGTCTGGCGGCATCTCGAACGCCACGAGCCGGGCGCCATCCTGCATGGGCTCTACGTCGGCGATGCGACCCACCTGGGCAAGGCCAAGGAGCTGACCGACCACCAGGCCACAGCCGGCCTTGAGCCGGTCGTGCGGCTGCCCGACGGCGTACCCGCGAAGCTGCTCGTCTGGTATGTGCCCAACGTCAAGCCTGACCGCAGCGAGCCGACCTCGCCGCAGGGACGGGCCGATATCCAGGGCGCCGAGGACCTGCTCGACGGACTCGATGAGACCTACAGCTCCTGGGTGCGCGACATCCGCATCGGCAAGGCGCGCATCCTGGTGCCGCACGAGGCGCTCGAGAACCCCGGCAAGCGCGGCGGCGGGAAGTGGTTCGACGCCGACCGTGAGGTCTTCACCGAGCTGGACGGGCTCGATCCCAAGGACATGAGCCTGACCGTGACCGAGTTTGCCATCCGCGCCGCCGACCACGCGGCCACCGCCGTCGATCTGCTCGAGCGCATCACCTCGGCCGCCGGCTACTCACCGCAGACCTTCGGCCTGCGCATCGAGGGCCGCGCCGAGAGCGGCACGGCGCTGCGCATCCGCGAGAGCAAGACGGCCAAGACCGTCGCTCGCAAGCAGCGCTACTGGGCGCCGGCGGTCGAGGCCGCCTGCGAGAGCCTGCTGGCCGTCGATCGAGCGCTGTTCGGCAGCGGCGTCGAGGTCTCACGGCCCCAGCTCGTCTGGCCGGAGGAGCAGCAGACACCGCAGGAGCTGGCCACCACGCTGGAGCTGCTGCGCCGCGCCGAGGCGATCAGCACCGAGACGGCGGTGCGCCTGGCGCAGCCCGACCTCGATGAGAAGCAGCTGACGGCCGAGGTCGAGCGCATCCGCCAGGAGTCAGGCTCCCTGGTCCCCGAGCCCGCCTTCTGATGGCGATCATCGACCCCGACAAGCTCGCCGAGGCAGCGCACAAGCTCGTCGAGCACTCGCACGGGCTCCATCTGGCCCTGATCGTCCTGCTCGCCGGCAGGCTCAAGCGGGACCTCGACGATGACGACTGGGAGCTGCGGCGCAGCGCCGAGACGGCCGAGCTTGAGGCGAAAGCGCGGCGCCTGATCGACGAGTCGGGCAAGGAGCGCACCGCCGAGGCGATCGCCGCGGTGACCGGCGCCTACGAAGCGACGGCGCGTCGCTCGCTGCGGCTCGTCCACGGCCTGCGCATCGAGGCGACTGCCGAGAGCTTCAAGCGCCCCGATCCGGCCACCGTGCGTGCCTTGGCCGATGATCTGACGCAGCGGCTGGCGGCGACCGACGCCCGCATCCTGCGCTCCACGAGCGATGCCTACCGACAGGTGATCGGGCAGGTCACCGCCGAGGGTCTGGCCGGCGAACACACCCGCCGGCGGGCCGCCCAGGCGGCGCTCGATGCCTTCGCCGATCGCGGCATCACCGGCTATGTCGATGGCGCCGGCAAACACTGGAACCTGGCCAGCTACACCGAGATGGCCACCCGCACGGCGGCCCTGAAGGCCTCGCGCCAGGGCGTGCTCGACACCGTGCGCGCCTCAGGCCGTGACCTGGTCGTGGTCGGTGGCTCCTCCTCGAGCTGTCCGCTGTGTGTGCCCTGGGAGGGCCGCGTCCTCTCACTCGACGGGGCCACGCCGGGCTATCCGGCACTCGCCGAGGCCGAGGCTGCCGGCCTGCACCATCCCAACTGCGGCCACGGCATTGATCCCTACGTCGAGGGGCTGACCGACACCTCCGAGATCCAGCACGGCGACGAAGAGCGCTACGAGGCGCGCCAGCAGCAGCGCTACCTGGAGCGTGGGATTCGCACCTGGAAGCGCCGCGAGGCAGCGGCCCTCGATGAGCTGAGCAGGCGCCGGGCGGCTGCCAAGGTGCGCGCCTGGCAGGCGCGGCTGCGCGAGCACGTCGATGCCCACGACCTCAAGCGGCTGCGCTACAGAGAGCAGACCACGAAGGCAATCTGAAGGAGATCATCACCATGTACCGGCACATCCTGTTCAGGCCGACCGACGATGCCGCCGGCGGGGCGGCCGGCGCCGCGACCCCTACGGCCGGCGATCCCCCGAGCCCCCCAGCAGACCAGAAGGCAAGCGGCGCCGCGGATGACAAGCAGGCCTCGCCGCCACCGGCCAAGGTCGAGTTCTCCGCCGAGCAGCAGGCGCAGATCGACGCCCTGGTCGCCGAGCGCGTCAAGCGCGCCGAGAAGGCGGCTGAGAAGAAGGCCGCCCAGCAGGCCGAGGAGGCCGCCCGTCGCGCGCAGATGGACGAGTCTGAGCGTCTCAAGGCCGAGAAGGCCGACGCTGAGAAGCGCGCCGAGGAGGCCGAGAAGCGCGCCGAGCGCACGCTCGTTGCCGCCGAGGCGAAGCTGGCCGTGCTCTCCGCCGGCGCCAAGGCCGAGCGCATCGAGCGCATCCTCGGCCTGCTCGAGTTGGACGAGGTCGTCGTGACCGACGGTGTGCCAGACAGCGAGGCGATCAAGAGCGCCGTCCATGCCCTCAAGGGCGAGCTGCCGGAGCTGTTCGTCGCCGCGCCGGTGCCGGGTCGCTCGGGCGCCGACATGGGCGGGCCGGCCAAGCCGACCTGGTCGCGGGCACAGATCGCCGAGCTGGCCAGGGACCCGAAGGCCTACGCCGAGCACGAGGCCGAGATCGATGCCGCGCTGGCTGAGGGACGGATCACCGACTGAAGAGAGCCCCGGCCAAGCTCCACCCGTCCCTGAAGGCCCCCGCGACCCGGGGGCCTTCTGCATTCGAGACGTCCACACTTCCGCTCGGCCGACTGCCTATCCTTGCGGCAGACGGTACGTCCGACGGGACGAAAAAACACGGGCCTCGGGCCATCCGAGGCAGCGGAGATGCCCTCACCAGGGGCCGCCGACGGGCGCAAAGCGGTGCTCTGCCACACGCAAGACAAGGAGGCTCCTGGTGAGCGTCGCGACCTTCGTGCCGGAGATCTGGACCGGCAAGCTGCTGACCGCGTTCGACAAGAAGCTCGTCTACGCGGACCTCGTCAACCGCGACTACGAGGGCGAGATTAGCGCCGCGGGCGACACCGTGCGCATCAACTCGGTCGGCGATGTGTCGATCGCCGAGTACGTGCCCGGCACGACCGAGGTCGATCCCGAGACCCTCGACACCGCCGATCAGACGCTGGTCGTCGATCAGGCCCACTACTTCGCCTTCGAGGTCGACGACGTCGACAAGCGGCAGGCGAAGGCCGGCCTGGTCGCCGAGGCGACCCGTCGCGCGGGCCGCAACCTGGCCGACATCGTCGATCAGTTCATCGTCGATCTCTATGTCGGCGTCGATGCCGACAACGACGTCGGCGACAAGGCGATCACCGACGGCGATAAGGCCTACAGCATGTTGCTCGACATGCGCACGGCCTGCAACGAGGCCGACATCCCCGACGAGGGCCGCTGGTGTGTCGTGCCGGCCTGGATCACCGGCCTGCTGCTCGACAACGCCAAGTTCGTCGCCAACCCGGCTCTCGGGCAGACCGGCGGCAACCTGCTCAACGGACGCATCGGCCGGGCGGCCGGGTTCGACATCTACGAATCCAACAACAACCCGCTCATCACCGGCGATGACTACCTCGCCTGGGCCGGCATCAAGCCGGCGATCACCATGGCGCAGCAGATCAACGAGGTCGAGGCGTACCGCAGCCACAAGCACTTCGCCGACGTGGTGCGCGGCCTGCTGCTCTACGGCGCCAAGCTGATCCGCCCCGACGCCATCGTGACGGTCACCGCCAGCCAGACCTGATCAGCCTGCGGCGGCCGGGGCGCAGCGAAGGCCCCGGCCGCCACTCTGAACGTTTGAGAGGAGGCCATGATGGCCCGCACCAAGATCACCGTCAGCGAGCTTGCCCGCGACGGTGCCACCGACTACCCGGCCGGCACCACGATCGACGCTGCGCTGGTCAGCGCCGCTGCCTATGTCGATCTCGACGACTGTCCGGCCGAAGAGCTGCTGCTGATCGTCGCCAACACGGCGGTCTCGGCGCTCGATGTCACCGTCAAGGCAGGCGACAAGCCGCTGGCGCCGCTCTCCGGCCAGGGTGACCTGGTCGAGGAGGTCGCCGCCGAGACCGGCGTGACGATCATCGACGTCTCGACCAGCCAGCGCTGGGCGCAGAGCGGCAGCGCTGCCGAGGACGACTACGCCGTCCACATCGACTTCGAGACCGGCTTCACCGGCTCGATCATCGCACTGCGAAAGGCCCGCCATGCGTAAGCCCAAGCCAGGTGAGTTCGAGCTGGTCAAGATCAGGGGCAGCGGCGGGGCCGTCTTTGCGGTCGACCTCACGCCGCGTGTCCAGAAGCTGATCGACCGCGGCGAGGCCTCGCTGCTGGCCAAGGCCAAGCGCGGCCGTGCCGGTGAGGCTGCCGGGGATCCGGTCGCCGCCCGGCAGCCAGAGCAGGATCCTGCGGTCGAGGAGACCTCCGGGGAGGGCTGAGGTCATGCCCTGGATCAGGCTCCCCAAGAGCGGCATCGCGATGCACCTCAACGGGCCGCTGCGCCCCGGAATGGTCGAGATCCCGGACCCCGACGCCAAGGCCCCTGAGCCCAAGAAGGGGACCGACAAGAAGGCCCAGGAGCCTACGAAGTGAGCGTCGCCTACGCGACAGGCGAGCAGCTGGCCGACTGGCTCGGGGCCGCGGCTCCATCGGACGCCGAACGCCTCCTGGCGCGCGCCAGCGAGCTGATCGACGCCACACTCATCGCACCGTTCGTCGTCGACGAGGTCACCGAGCTGCCGAGCGATGACGACATCGCGGCGGCCCTGCGTGACGCCACCTGTGCTCAGGTGGAGTTCTGGGGCGAGGTCGGCGAGGCCAACGACATCGACGGCCTCGCCGGCTCGCCGGTCTCGGTGGGCAGCTACACCGGCAGTCGTGCGCCGGTGGTGGCGCCGCGCGCGGTGCGCATCCTGGCCAACGCCGGCCTGATGAGCAGCGGCCTGGGGGGCTACCTGTGATCCCCACGGCGCTGCTGGCAGATGAGGTGACGGTCGAGAGCTACGAGGGCGCCGGTGCACACGGGCCGATCTTCGACCCGACGCCGTCTCAGGTCCGCGCCCGCATCGAGCCACGCCGCAGCGTCGTGCGCCGCGGCGACGGCACCGAGGTCATCTCGCGAGCCGTCATGTTCGCGCGGCCTGACGCCGCGATCGCGGCCGAGGACCGCGTCAGCTCTGATGGCCGGACATACCGCGTCTTGGACATCGCAACCCGCAAGGCTGGGTCCAGCTCGACCTACCTCGAGGTGATGCTCGGATGAGCAGCGTCCGCTGGCGCAACGACCGTCGCGAGCAGGCCAAGCGCCTGTTGCGCTCGGCCGCGGCTGAGGAGCTCTCCGACGGCGCCCGCGAGCTGCTGCGCAAGGCCAACGAGACGGTGCCGATCGAGGAGCACGTCCTGGAGGCATCGGGACATGTCGAACCAGCCACGCCGCAGGATCTGGTGGCGAGCGTCGGCTACGGCGGTGAGGCGTCTGCCTACGCCCTGCGCCAGCACGAGGACACCACCCTGCGCCACGACCCCGGGCGGCGCGCCAAGTGGCTGGAGGCGACCGCCAACGAGGACGGACCGCGCATCATGCGCGCCGTCGGTGCGGGCATGGCGAGGAGGCTGCCGTGATCGAGGTCGCGCTGGCTGTCTACCTCGACGCCCAGGGCCTGGTGACCTACGAGCCGGCCGGCGCCTCCGGCGACTGCTTCATCGATGCCCTGCCCAGCTCACCCGAGGCAGCCGTGATGATCAAGGCGACCGGTGGTCCGGCGCTGGTAGACGGCGCCTGGAATCCCTGGGATGAGCCGACGGTGCAAGTCCTGGTGCGCGGCAGCGAGGACCCGCGCAGCGGCAAGCAGGTCGCCCAGGCGATCTTCGACGCCCTGCAGGGGCTGCACAACACGACGCTCGATGAGGGCGGCGCTGACGCCGTCTACCTGGTCTCAGCCACGGCGATCCAGTCGGCGCCGGCCCACATCGGCCGGGACGACAACGGCCGCCACCTCTTCAGCCAGAACCACGCTCTCCACGTGAGGGCCGACACCCCGAATCGCACGTAAGGAGGGCCGCACCATGGCCACCGACAAGGTCCTGCTCAGGGACGTCACCGTCGAGATCAACACCGGCACCGAGGCATCGCCTGACTGGGCGGCTGTTGAGAACAAGCTGACCGTCGAGCACACGCCATCCACGACCCGCACCGATGTCACCGACTGCGACTCCGACGGCGCCGATGAGAACCGCGTCACTTCCCGCGGTCACACCTTCGCCTTTCAGTACCACCGCAAGGAGGATGCCGCGGACGGGTCGCGCGACCCCGCCCAGGAGGCGCTTGAGACCGCCGCTCGGGCGATCGGCGCCGCCAGCCTCTCCCAGTACCGGATCACCTCGCCGGGCGGCAACACGCTGACCTTCAAGGCCACCGCTCAGGTCAAGGAGCTTTCCGGCGGCCACAACGACCACATCAAGTGCGACGCCGAGCTGGTCGTCTCGGGCGACATCGCGAGGACCTGATGGGCAGCGAGCGCTTCCTCGATTGGGACGTCGCCCGCGCCGAGCGCGCCCGTGAGCCGCTCGTGGTTCGCCTCTTCGGGCAGGACTGGCAGCTGCCGCCCGACATGCCGGCCGAGGTCATGCTTGAGATCGTGCGCCTCGAGGCAGAGGAGGGCCCCGACTCCGAGGTCTCCGACGCCCAGGTCTTCGCAGCGCTCTCGCGGGTCGTGCCTGCCGAAATCCTCAAGGAGTGGTTCGCGCGCGGCCTCGGTGCGGCCGAGCTGCCGGCCCTGCTGGTGAGCATCCTGCGCCTCTACCAGCGTCCACAGGCGGCCGCAAGCGACGAGGCGAGGGCCGAGGGGGAAGCCCCGACGCCGGCCTCATCCTCGAGCGCTGGGCAGCGATAGAGGCCGACTTCATGCGCGAGTACCGCATGGATCTCGGTCGCGCCATCGGGCGCCTCTCGTGGCGGCGCTTCTGCGTCCTGCTGGGCGGCCTCTCGCCGGCTTCGCTGTGGTGCCTGCACGCCGCCGCCGACGAGGGCCGCGCCCCGGAGTTGGCCGGCGAGGCGCTCGATGCTTGGATCTCGCGCTTCCCCAAGGCCGGTGAGCGATGAGCCTGGGCGGCTTCAAGGTCGGTGAGCTGTACGCCACGCTGGCGATCGACGACCGCATGGTCGATCGCACCCTCGATGGCATGGACGGCAAGGCCAAGGGCGTCGCCGGGCGCATGAGCGGCTATGTCAAGGGCGCCATGGCCGGCATGGCCGGTGCTGCCTTGGGCCGCTTCGCCTGGGAAGGCGTCAAGGCGGCCGGCGATCTCGATGAGGCGCTCAACAAGAGCACGGTCATCTTCCGGGAGTCCTCGAAGGCGGTCGATGACTGGGCGCAGCACAGCCAGTACGCGATCTACTTCACCCGCCAGGCCGCCAACGAGTACGCCGCCACGCTCGGCAACCTGCTGCAGGGCGAGTTCACGCTGCAGGAGAAGGCCAAGATGAGCATGACGCTCACCGAGCGTGCCGCCGATCTTGCCTCGCTGCACAACACGACCGTCGAGGAGGCGCTTGAGTCGATGCGCTCCGGCCTGGTCGGTGAGACCGAGCCGCTGCGCAAGTACGGCATCCAGCTCTCGGCCGCCAAGATCGAGGCCGAGGCGCTGCGCCTGGGCTTGATCAAAGAAGGCCAGGCGCTCGATGAGACCGCCAAATCGCGCGCCATCTACAGCCTCATCCTGCGGGAGTCGAACGTCGCTGCCGGTGATGCGATCAACACCCAGGACTCGCTCTCGAACAAGCTCAAGCAGGCCGAGGCCGCCTGGCATGAGATCAAGGTCGAGATCGGCAGCGAGTTCCTGCCGGTGATGACCGACGCCGCCAAGCAGGGGGTCGCCTTCCTGCGCGTCATCCGACCGATGATCCCGCTGCTCATCAAGGGCGGCATCGCCTTCGGTGGCCTCTGGGCGGCGGTCAAGGGCTACGGCATCCTCAAGGAGGCTGTCGGTGCCGGCCGCGACCTGCTCTCGACGCTGCGCCTGATCCCGCCGGTCTCCGGTCGTGCCTCCGGTGCCCTGGTCGACCTCGGTGATCGCGGTGCTAAGGGCCTGATGCCGGCGATCGGCCGCACGAGCCGCCTGATCGGCCTGCTCAAGGCGATCGGCCCCGCTGCTGCGCTGGCTGCCGCCGCCTACGCTACCTGGGAGGCCGCCAAGGTCTCCGAGAAAGACACCGAGCACAACTTCATCGGCGGTGGCAAAGGCGGCATCTCGCGCGGCCAGTCGCAGACCAGCGGCCGCAGCGCCGGCTATGGCGAGAGTGCCGGCGACCGCATCAGGAAGGCTCTGGCCACCAAGGATGCCAACGAGCGCGCCAAGCCGCTCCAGTGGTCGCTCGACAAGGGCTGGTTTGCGAACGGCGGTGACTTCGTCGCCAACAGCCCGATGGTGATCGGCGTCGGTGATCGCCGCGAGCGCGTGCAGATCACGCCGCTTGACGGCAGCCGCGGCGCCGGCGGCGGTGCGCAGATCACGATCGCCTGGAGCACCTTCACCGGCCGACCGAGCCGGCGCGAGATCGAGGGGCTCTATCGTGAGCTGGCCCGGGCCGGAGCGAGGCTCGCATGAGCGTGCGCCTGCTGCTTGCCGGGAGCATCCAGCTGCGCTACCGGCGGGAGACCGACTTCGGCCGCCTGGCAGCCGAGCTGGCGCTTGCCAAGGGCGGCCACTACGGCGTGCCGCGAGCGCTCTCGATCGACCGCTCCGAGCCGCGCACGCTGCGCATCCCGATCGTCCTTGAGGGCGCCGCCACGGCCGGCAAGACTGCGTCCAAGGAGATCGCAGAGCAGCTCGAGGCGATCGAGACGGCGCTGGGGGCGCCGAGCACGCTGCAGCTCTACGACAGCGAGCCGGACGGGGTGAACGTCACCCTGCGCACGCTGCCGTCCAGCGGAGCGGCGGTCGAGCGCCCGGCGATGGTCGCCGGCGGCCTCTGCCTGGCGACCCTGGAGGTCGTCTGTGAGCCCTACGCCTACAGCGCCACCCAGACGCTGCTCTCCGCCGCCGCGGCCCTGCCGGGCACGATCGACCTCTCAGCGATGCAGGGAAGCTATGAGACGCCGCTCGAGGTCTCCTTCGCGCTGGCCAACATGACGCAGGTCGTGCTCGGTCTGCTCGAGGAGCCCTACGCCGACTGGAGCGGCTGGCTTGGCGATGCCAACGACCTCTCGTGGGACTCCGGCGTGGCGGCGGCCGACGGCAACGCCGCCGGTGGCCAGGCGCGCAAGACGGCTGCCGGTGAGCGCATGGGCGCCGCGATCCCGGTGACGAGCTTCCCGCGCGGTGAGTACGCTCTCTGGGTGCGGGCCCGGATGACCTCCGGATCGGCCCTGCTGTGGTCGAGCAGCATCGGCAGCGACAAGGCCCTCACCGTGGTGAACACCGCGTATCGGTGGCACTACCTCGGCCGCCTGATCTGCCCCACCCGTCATACCTACGGCGCCGGCACGGCCACCACGAGCCTGTTCATCGACCCTGAAGGCACGGCGGATGCCTGGATCGACCGCTATGCCTTCGTGCGTGCCGCCGCCGGCTACCGCGCCTACGACGGGCCGGCCTGCGACGGCTTTGCCGACGACGGCCAGCACGCCTACGTCGATGGCCGCACCGACTATCAGCACGTGCGCGGCAGCTCGCTCTACGCCCGGCGCGGCAAGCTGTGCGGGCTCGTCGAGACGAACGGCGCCTCAGGTCCATCCCTCTCACCCACCGTGGTCGTGAAGGCCACCCCTCGAACGAATCTCTGGAGGTAACGAGATGACCTGGTACTACAGCGGCGGAGCCGCCAACGCGGATCCCGACGCCTCGCTCGGCGGCGTGAAGAGCAGCGAGGTGGCCGGCGAGTCCCTCAACGATCTCTTCGACGACGTGGGCGGTGCCGAGAGCGAGGCCGGTGATGTCGAGTATCGCTGCGTCTACTACCAGAACGAGACCGGCGGCACCTTGGAAGACGTCCGCGTCTATATCCCGTCGCAGCCAAGCGGTGACGATTCGTTCAAGGTCGGCAAGGACCTGGCCGGCAAGAACGCCACGGCCGATGTGATCGCCGACGAGGACACCGCGCCGGATCCGGCTGTCACCTTCGCCACGGCCGCCGACTACGACAACGGCATCGTGCTCGGCGACATGGACGACGATGACTACTTCGCCATCTGGGTCGAGCGCACCGTGCCCTCGGCGGCGACCGCCGGCACCTCGAGCTGGACCATCCGGGCACGCGGCGAAGTGGCCAGCTGACGGTCTGAAGGTCTGACCTCATGGCCATCGCCCTCAGAGGCGAATCGCACGGACACCATTCCTACGGTGCGGGTCCCTGTGTCACTACGAAGCCGCCCGGCTTGCAGGCTGGCGACTTCATGCTCATCCATACGTATTGCAGCTACTCGTCCGGCGGGGAGCTGCCGGATGGCTGGACGCAGCTGCACTCCTGCACCAGCACGTACCGGAGGGGCAAGTATGGCTACAGGTGGGCCACGCAGGCTGACGTCGATGCGTGGGACCACGACGTCACGTGGGCCTCCGGTAGTCACTACGCGTCGTTCGTCATCATGGCGTGGTCTGGCGTCGACGAGGACACACCGTACGCGACGACGGCGTGGTCCTATTGGGGCTCTTGGCCCAACTGGCAGCTCTCTTGGACTGCGCTAAGCAGCGTTGACACTCCCACTCCCGACCAGTTGTTCGTTCTCTCCGACATGACGGC